CAGGATCGCGCCGCCCCCGCCCGTCGACACCGGCACCCAGATGCGCTGGGGCTCGAACACCGCATCGCTGAACTCGCGGCTGATCCGCGTCGCGATCGCATCATCGGCGGCCCAGCCGCTCCAGAGCGCGGCCTCGATGACGTGGCCGGTCAGCGTCTCGCCGGTGGCATTGCGGCGACCCAAAGTGATGTACTTGTCGACAGCGTACAGGTCCTGACCAGATGCATAGCTGACCCACTGCTCGCCGTTGATGTAGGCGGTTAGCGGGCCGCCCGAGCGGTTGGTCGTGACCACCGTGGCGACCGTGCCAGCGCTCAGCGACTTTGAGGACGTAGCGAGCAGCGCCGAACCCTCCCACAGCAGCTCAAGCCGGCCCGCGGGGTTGAAGCGCACCTGCAGGATGCCGTTGACGCCCAGCAGCGTGGAGTTGGCTGCCAGCGAGTCGCAGCGCACGATCGCCGCGATCGTGTAGTTGTTCCGATCGATGAAGTCGACCAGCGTGTGCCGGATGCCGTCGCTTGACCCGCCGGCGATGCGCAGCGACCGGCCGCGCGGCGTGACCGACTCGGTGACGCCGCTGTAGGTCGACGAGGCGATGGCCGGCGTGGGCGCATGCTGCGTGCCACTCGGTCGCAGCAGCACCGTCGGCGGCGGCGCATAGCTGCCCGGATTGGTGCCGACCGGCGGCTGCTGCTGCCCCCACGGCAGTTCAATCAGGCGCTGGGCCATGCGTCACACGGTGTAGGTGTCGCCCGTGCACTCCACCGTCACGGCCTGGCTGGTGTTGCCGGTGAACTCGATTTCGATGTAAGCCACCTCGGGCCCGAAGCGGTAGGAGCCTTGCGTCTTTACGCCGGCCGTGGTGCCGCCACCAATGCGCGCGACGATCTTCCAATCGTCGTCGCCGGTGCCTTCGCTCGCAGCCGCCGGCATGCTGGACTGCTTGCGCGCGATCAGCACGCGCGCTTCGCACTGCACCGTCGGCCCCGTGCCGCCGTTGGTGATGGCCCAGCGGATCATGCCGCCATCGGCAGATGAGCAATCCAGCCGGCCGCGCGTGGTGCTGCCGGCGCCGTTGCTGGCGCTGCTGACCAGTACCTGGCCGGTGAGGGTCTTGGACATGTCGGCTCCCTCAAATCAGCAGTGCGCCGTCGTCGGCGAACACGGCGCGGCACACGCTCATCACGTCGACCGGATCCGGCACCAGCGCAATGCCCTTGAGGCCGTCGACCTCGGCTTGCGTCAAGATGGACAGCGCGGCGAACTGATCGAGCATGCCGCGCAGCGCCGGCGAGCCGAAGTCCAGGCCGTCGCCGGCGAGGAAGGAAAGCTGCCGCCGCAGCAGCGAGCCCATGACGATCTGCTGCTGATCCTGGCTGGCGAGCATCGCATCACGAGCGCCCTCCAACTTGAGCAGGATGACCTCGGCCGCCAGCGGACCGCCAGGCACGTGCTCTGCCATCCCGCGGGCGCTGACGATGCGCGGCGCCACTCGCGTCCGGCCGACCGACAGCGCATCGGCGACGGCCTGCAGGTCGCCGGCATCGACGAGTGCGCGCAGCTCAGGTGACGCCGTGATCGCGTCGCGGATCTCTTGCGGCGCCACGGTCAGCTCCCGATCTGCGACACGAGCGCGCCGGCGGCGAAGCTCGCGGACTGGCCCGTCATGGCGGCCTGCACCGCGGTCATCGGCCCCCACTCCCAGCAGTTGCCGCTGGAGCTGGCGTCGTACTCGGCCCAGCCCCAGATGCGCACCGTACCCGACGTCCAGTCGGCCGTGGGCGTGGGGAAGTTGATCGCCGCGTTGTTCGAGGACTGGCCGCTGGTGCCGCTCGATGCGCCGGTGCTGCCGGCCGACTGCGTGCCGGACCAGTTGGCCAGGCTGGCGGTGATGGCGACGCGCGCGTAGCTGCCACCGCTGGGCTCCACCTGCGCCGAGCCGGCGTCGAGCGCGCTGGACTGCTCGGTGAACACGGCCGAGCCATCGGTGATCACCTCGTTCGCGGCGCCCGGGTAGAGCGTGCTCTGGCTGCCGGCGGTGGTGCCGGCGGTGGTGCACTTGTACAGGTGCACCTTGCTGTCGTTGGCCACCACCGCGATGGTGTCGTTCAGCGCGTAGGCGGTCGAGTTCGCGCGCGCGCCCTTGGTGCAGGTGAGCAGCGCGATGTAGCGCGTGCCCGGCGCGCCGAGCAATTGGCCGCGCTTGAGCGCGTCGGTGATCTTGTTCTGCGCGTGGTCGGTGTAGGGCATGGTGGGTCAGGCTCCGGTGGGGGGCTTGGGCTTCTTGGTGGGGTCGGCGTTCGGATCGGGCTCTGGCTCTGGCGGCTCTTGCGCCTGCTCGTCGATCGCATCGAGCACCGCCTGCTTGTCCGCCTCGTCGGCCGCATCGAACTCGGCCGCGGCAATGGTCTTGCGCTTGAGCGCGAGCGCTTGCGGCGGGAAGCCGGCGGCCTGCATGCCGGTGAGCACGTCCAGCTCGGCGAGCGTGTCGACGAGGTTGAAGTCGGAGGGCCACTCGACGGTGACGCGGTTGGGCGTGCCGATGCCGCGCGCGAACAGCGTCCAGATGCGACGCTCCAGCGATTGCATGCGGCGCGCGAAGCTCGCCAGGTCGGCGTTCAGCCGTTCGAAGCGCAGCTTGCGCGCTACGCCGCTTTCGGCGGCTCCGCCCTCGGTGGTGGCCTCGTCCATCGCCACGCGCTTGATCGACTGCTGCAGCGACTCGATGCACTTCAGGTAGGTCTCGGCGTTGGCGCTGTCGGGCGCGATGAATGCCGGCGTCTCGCCGGGGTGCACCAGCATGCTGTGCACGCCGATCGTCGCCGCGGTGCCCATCCACTGCGTGACATCGGAGCCCTCCGGCACCTGCATCGTGAGCACCGAGAAGGTCTGCCCGCGCAGCAGCTCGTCCAGCTCGCTGCGCGCGTTGAACAGCCGCAGGCTCATGTCGGCGATCTGCTCGAACTTGCCGATGACCGGGAAGGGTGCGCCGGTCTCGGTGACGGCCAGCACTGGGCAGACGCCGAACGGGTGTTCGCCCTGGGCCACGATCTGCTCGCCGCACTTGATCTGCCAGCCGTGCGCGTCCCACGTCCTGACGCACTGCCTGTGCTGCCCGCCGACGACCTCGACGCAGCCGATGGAGAGCGTGTCGAACAGGCCCGTCTCGTCGTTGATCTGGCAGTCGACGACGTGCTCCGGCGCCAGCGCGCGCACGTAGGGCACGCGGCGGCGCTCGATCTGCTCTGCCAGCGACGACGGCGCATCGCCGGCGGGGATGTCGATCACCACGAGCATGGTGCCGCGCGCCTTGGTCTCCAGCGCCAGGGACACGAGGAATTCGTTCAGCGGCGCGCCCTGCAGGTTGCAGTCGCCGAGGAATAGCTGCGTCAGCGGGCCATCAAGGCCATCGCGCATCGGCTGCTTGCGGCCAAGGTATCCGACGAAGCGCTCGCAGGCCTCGCGCAGGTGGTTCTCGTAGGTCGCCACCGCGTTGCGCGCGGCGTAGCGCTCGGCGCTCTCGCGCTGGTAGGGGACCAGGTAGCTCGGGCTCGAAATCTTCGGCGCCCGTCGAATCGCCGTCGTCTCGCTGCCGTCTTGCGCTTTGACCTTGACCTGCTGGTCTTCCCAGGCCACCACAGGGCGGAAGCCGCCGGTGCCGTTGAAGGCGTGGGCGAGGAATCGGAAGCGGTTCTGTGCGGCGCGCAGGTCCATGGGTGCGGGACTCTGCGGCCCATTTGTCCAGAAACCGGCTGCGTTTCTGGACTGGTGGAGGGCAGCCTCGCGGCCCAAGGCGAGGCGGGATGCCGCGCCGATGCGCCGACCGGCGGGATGCCGGCCAGGTTGCGACCCACTGACCACCACCCACCCATGCCGTTCGATCTGGATTCCCTGAAGGACAAGCTGCCCGGCGAGATGCTGGAGAAGCTGCGTTCGCACGTCGATGAACTCACGTCGCGCGCGGAGAGCGCCGAGGACAAGGCTCGCAAGGCCGCGGCCGAGTCGATCTCCAACCGCAAGACCCTGAAGGCCGAGCGCGATGCCGCCTTCGAGAAGTTGGGCGTCGACACGATGGACGAACTGCAGGCGCTGCCCGACGCGAAGGGCCAGGCCGAGGCGGCCCGGCAGCACGAGGCCAAGCTGAAGAAGCTGGAGCGCGAGAACGCCGATCTGACGAGCGCCAATCAGGCGCTGACCGGCGAGGTCAAGGGCTTCAAGCGCGACGCAGCACTCGGCGCTGCGCTGGACGGCCTGAAGTTCAAGAACGGCGCCGACGTGCGCGTGCTGATGTCGCAGCGCATCGTCGAAGACGGCGACGAGCTGCGCTTCAAGACCGACGACGGCAAGCTGGTCCCGCTGAAGGACGGCGCCGCCTGGTTTGCGAAGACCCGGCCGGAGTACGTCGAGGCGCAGGGCGGTGGGGGCGGTGGCGGTGGCTTCAAGGGCGCCGGCGCGGGCGGGGACAAGAACCCGTTCCTGCGGTCGACCTGGAACCTGACCGAGCAGATCGCGATGAAACGCGAGAACCCGGCGCTGGCGACGCAGCTTGAACAGCAGGCGAAGCAGGCCGCATGACCATCAACCTGGAGTGCTGACGCACCATGGCCAAGACCCTCATCTCCGACATCCTCAAGCCCGACGTGTGGCGCGAGTACGGCATCAAGCGAACCGCCGAACTCTCCGCGCTGTGGGTGGCGGGGATCGTCGCCAACGTCCCCGAAATCACGCTGCCCAGCGGCGGCGGGACGGTCAACATGCCCTTCTTCGCCGACCTGACCGGCGACAACGAAAACCTGTCGGACTCGGCGGCGCTGACGGTCGGTAACATCAACGCCACGAAGGACGTGGCGGTGGTGATCGGCCGCGGCCGCGCGTGGTCGGTCAACGACCTGGCCGCCGTGCTGTCCGGGGCCGACCCGTTCCAGGCGGTCATCGACCTGGTGGCTGGGTACTGGGCGCGCCAGCAGCAGAAGGAACTGCTGCAGGTGCTGGCCGGCGCGATGGGCGCGGCCAGCATGACCGCGAGCGTGCACGACGTGTCCGGAGGCGCGTCCGAACCGCTGCGCACCTTCAACGCAACGAACTTCATCGACGCGGTGGCCAAGCTGGGCGACGCCGGCGGCGAGTTGGCCGCGGTGGCCATGCACTCGGCTACGCAGGCCTACCTGGCCAAGCAGAACCTGATCACCTTCATCAAGGCCAGCGACGGCTCGACGCAGATCCCGTACTACATGGGCCGCCGCGTCATCGTCGACGACGGCATGCCGGTGGCGACGGGCACCTACACCAGCTACCTGTTCGGTGCCGGCGCGGTGGGCTACGCCGAAGACGTGATCGGCCCGAGCGACATCGAGACCGATCGCGACATCTTGGCCGGCGACACCGTGGCCACGATGCGCAAGCGCTTCATCCTGCACCCGCGCGGCATCAAGTGGACCGGCACGCCGGCGGGCGCCTTCCCGTCGCGCGCCGAGTTGGCCACGGTTGGCAACTGGTCGCGGGTCTACGAGACGAAGCAGATCCGCATCGTCGCGTTCAAGCACAAGAACGCCTGACGCCATGGGCCTGACCGGATTCAACCGGGCGCGGCGCGAGGCCGACGAAGCGCCCGAAGCCGCCGCGGCCGCGCAGGCCGAGGCGGAG